AGTTGTCCGTGTAAAATGTTTGATCCGCCCTGTCAAGGTCGGCGTTTGTCTTTCCTTTAGCGTAAGCTGAGTCGTGTTTTTGACACGTCTTGTCAAACTCGTCAATGGGTTTAGTTTTACCTTTTGCGACTGAACTTTGCCACTTGCCGTCGCTCCAACCTGGCCCACAGTAATTACCGTGTAGCCTAAAACTCATTAAAATTGAATTTCTCAGTAAATTGTTCTGAAAAATTCATTTCAACGGATCTTATCTCGGTCTCGATAGCAAGTTGCTCATCAGGGTTCACACCGAACGCTTTGAAAAAGCTGAATCGATGCTCGCTGGTGATTGGTTCATTACTCCAATCAACGTTTTTACTCCAGTACATGCGCATACCAGTTCGAAAGACATTGTCATTGTCTATTTTCGCACTATATACACCATGTTCTAGGTATTTCCGATATAACTCTCCTAGTATTGGCACATTGCCGTACGTCTTAATCCCGCACTCACCAACACTATACATCCACTTCTTTAGGCCTTTCACATTCTGGAATGGTTTAATGCACATTGAATCTTTATTCATAACAGTTTTCCAGTTACGAACCATGACCCAACTCTTACCATTAAATATCGGATGCATTTGACAGAACTCAATTTCTTCAATTGTGTCAACTGGTGTCTCCACCTCCATCCGGAAACCAAGCTCCTTAAAGAAGCTTGGTACTCCATCCAATTTGTGTAAGTCTTTCTTCTCACATATCACACCAAAATCATCACCATTGTTATACACTTCGCAGCGGAGTCCGCATGTGCGTGTGTAGCTGTAGATGGCGGCACACGTGATCAAGCAGTTACCAAGTCCAGTGTTCATATCACCGGAAAACCTTGCTCCCTTGATCTTGTAACGGATTGTTCCATCCGCACAACGTACCACCCCATCGTTATGTACCTGCATTTCAAGTAACTTTGCTAAACGTTTGTCCTTTGGAAACATTGACTTGTAAATGTCATGCTCCCATTCCAACATTTCAGCAGTTACATGCATGTCAAAACGCGATGCATCCATGGCTACGGCAACCGGATTGGTGAATTGGCTCCATTTGTCATGGAGTATCGCACCAACTTGGTTAACGTTGTAGCCTTTCAGTACAACAGGTGAAGTTCCGAAAATCTTCTTGATTTTTCGGTAGATTTTGTGTTCATTATGTTTCAAGTATTTACCTAAAGCGACGTTGTAAACGGGATCACGAGGTTGGATTACCCTCGGATCACCACTCACTTTGACCTTCTCAAACTTAACAAACGTTTGTGCCACTGCATGCCGTCTCTTCAAACCGCATCTCCCCAATTCCTCTGCCGCTCTTTCATATAGCATTCGCTTCGGACCGTGATACATAGCGATGAATTGTTCGCTGGTCAACCTGACGGATTTGAATGCTATTTTGTTATAAGCGGTGTTGAATGGCTTCATGAGATCATCGATCCGGGACCGATCGGTTAATAGTCTTTCCTCAACTTTTCCAAATTTACAGAAATAGAATAACCGGCGCATGAGTGCACAATGAGCCGTGTTGATGTCATTGTTCGTGACACCAAGAGAGTCATCAACGCGGAATCCTAAGGATATCCACTCTCTTGGTTTCGTCACCCCCCCCTTATGGTACACCATGGTCAAATCTTTATGTCGCAAATCCGAAAATTTCGACACACCATGGTGTCGCACAAGGCCCCGTCAACAGCGCAAGGAAGTTCTGGTACGCGACTCAGCGTACCGATCTCCCTGCACATAAACGGATGACCTGAATTTCTCTGCATCCAGGTCAGCGTCAGTTTTAACAAACATGTACTCGATCACATATGGTATGACCTTGTTAGCATCTACATGCCTAACGCTACGTTCTTGGCAATATTTTTGAGCATCACGATGCAACGCTTTGCGCATCGCGTCACTATCAAGTACCACTCCATGCTTAAAGCGGAGGTATTGATACAGCTCACTTCGGAATGGTTGTCGCTCCTTCAAGCGCTTGGACCGCAAGACGTTGCCCATTCCGTCGGTCGAGTTGTCCTTGACATCATCAATCAACTCCACCTTTGTTTCTTCATCATCATGTTCCATCGCTCGACGAGCCTCACTTCTATAGCGTATCTCATCAGCATCATCAACACGGCGATTTTTGTACCATAGGTACACTGCTATCGCGATCAGTAAAAAGTCGAGGTTGTTTGGGGGAGGGTAAGCTGCCAAGCTTCCCCCAGTGCAGAGATGGAATAATAAGTTTGCGATGTACA